CTGTTGACTTCTTTCGCTAGAATATCTTGCTCGTATATTCTTCCATTTCTATTCTTGATGTCAGATTGTAAGAATACACCACGGATTTTATAATCTTTCTTTCCGTTTTTTTCTTCTACAATGTATTCTGCCTGTGAAATTTCTTCCGATATTAATTTCATCTTTTCTCTCTCTTATACTATATTTATAACAATTATTATCTAAACTCTGCAACAATCGTATAATTATCGCCTGAAGCAAAGTTTTTAGTAGATAATAACACATCACCTGTTGGTGTAGTAGAATTATTAACTATCTCATTACCTGCTGTTCTTAAATCCCAATAACCATTACCACCCAATATAACCATAGTTGCATTAGTAGCGCCGTTCCATACTAATTCAACTGCTGATTTAGGATTAGCAGAGTTAATAGAATACCAAATCTTTGCAAGTTTTCTATTGCCATCTTCGGTCATAAATGTGACCTCTGAAGCGTCAATTTTTTTGACTAAATTTTCGCCTGTGCCATCTGATAAATTAGTCATCTTTACAACAAACTTTACGCCTGAAGTATCTGCTATTGTTTGTGTTGTTACCGTATCTGCCATTTTTATTCCTCAAATCCTGTTTCTTTATGGCACTCTAAACTAATATTAAATTTAGGTACCGTAGCGTCAGCTAAAAGTTGTACACTCTGTTCTTCTTTGTCAACCAACTTTGTTTCTGTTGGTTTTAATCCATAATTACCTCTGCCACTAATTACTAATTCTTTTTCACCTAGTGTCAGTTTTACATTACCAGTTCCAAATACTTCATAATTAACATTTGCAATACTAATCTTTGGTTGACTTGTTGCATTTTTTAATTTAGATACATCAACTATTGTACCACCATCTGATTGAATACCTTTAATGTTTGTTATAACTTTAAAGTTATCATCAACCTTATGAACAATTGATTTAGATTCTTTATCTAAATTATCAAACCAAAGTATTGTCATTATTGCTCATCATAATAAGTTTTAGAAAGTTCTCCACGTTCTACCGTTTCACCTTTCTTTCTACATCTAATATAAACTTTTGTAACCTTACCAGTTCCAGGTGCCGTATATGTTCTAATACCATTTGCAATTACTGAATTAGCACCTGCAGCTGAATCAGAATAAGTATTAGAAACCGTAGCCGTGTTATCATACTCCCAAATATTGTTTGAACCTGGTACATCTACGTATGCCATTATTCTAGTCCTGTTTCCTTGTTTATGTAATTATACATTACATCTGTTTTTACATTATGCTGAAGAGAAACTTTATCTATTGTAGTTTCTACTTCTTTAACAATATCATCACTATCATAATTAACTTTATTATAAAAGTCCGTTACCACATCTTTATGAAGTGGTGGCAGTTGTTTAAATGCTGAAGAGTCAACAACGTCTTGTTTAATTACTTGGCTGACTCTCATCATTAGTCGCTGGTGCCTCTGCCGTTGGCGCCTCTGTATTTGGCTCAAATTTTATTTCTTGCCCACTAGTATCCATAATTTGGTCAGTTCTTTCAGAAGGATCCGCTACTGCTGGTTTAGGGTCGCTATGAGCTTCTGGTTGAACATCTGTAAATATTTTACTTGCGATATCTTGCCTTTGTGTATCTAAACTTGTAGCAACCTTATCTCTTAATGCGTCTTTAAAAGCTTCACCTGCTCCAGCGTTATCGCCTGTGTTTAACTTGTCAATAAAATCTTTAATTTTTTCCGACATAATTTATTCTCCTATTTGATTTCTCTAGTAAATTCGCCTGCGTCTGGCATAGCGATAATACCGTCATCAATTTCTTTCTTAATTTGTTTATCAATACTTTCAATTTCTCTATCTGTTTGTCTTAATACTTGTTTTCTAACATACTCAACAGAGAAATATTTACCAACATAATCTCTCATTGAATCGGCCAGTCTCAATCTTTCCATTAGCATTTCTGACTCTTTCAATTCTGCAAAATGTCCATCTTGTAAGAAATTATATTGTATGCTGTCTCTTAATTTAAACCATTCTTCCTCTGCAATTACACCTTTTAAGACTAATTGAGTTCTTAACAAATCATTAAAGAGTTCAGTAAATTTCTTTCTTAATCTTTGTACAAATTTTGTAAACTTCAATTCGTCTCTTGTAATTTCAGTAGAACGACCTAAATTAAATCCTGAAGAAGACTCTAATCTACTTACAGGTACATTTAAAGAACGATATAACTTCGCTCTAAAATATTCAATGTCTGCAATCTCACCTAAATTAGCACCACCTGGTAAAGTATCTATTTGTGTACCTCTACCACCTTCTCTACTTGGTAACCAGAAATCTTCCAACATTGACATATAGTTTCTGTCGTCTCTGATTTCACCTGTTGTTGCGTCATAAACAAGTTTGTTTCTATATCTTGCCATAACGTCTCGTAGATATTGTTCTGCTTTTACTTTTGGTAAATTACCTACATCAATCTTAAAAATTCTTCTTTCAGGTGCTCTTGCTATTCTGTAAATAACTGAAGCGTCTTCTATCATACGCAATTGATTTACAGGTTTGATTGCTTTGTGTAAGTATGATAAAACAATATTCTTGTTTTGGTCAACTATACCAGACGGACAAAATGATATTGCGTCTGGAGCAATCTTAATACCACCTGAAGTAGTATTTGATACACCTTTTTCATTATAGATAAAGTATTCTTCAAACTCATCTATAACCGTTAGACCATAAGGAGTAGGACCATCAGGTCTCTTCTTTCTTATTTCTCTAATCTTTTTGATTTTTCGTGGGTCAATATATCTTAATTCAGTAATACCTTTGACTGGTGAATCTCTATCAATTATCTTATGATAATAAATTCTGCCATCAACGTACCATCTTCTAAATAAGTCGTGACCTCTTGTATTAAAGCTCATTAACCTTAATACTTCTTTAAATTCGTTATCTATTTTCTTTTTGATTTCCGTACCGTAATTGACGTTTGCCAAATCCAACTTTACAGCGTCTTTGAGCTCGTTAGAAACTATTGCTTCGTTCACAATATCCTCAATTGCCATATCACATTCGGGGTGTAAAGCAATTTCTCTGTATCGTCTAATTAGTTCGTGCTCATTCTTGGCAGTACCTTCCATATCAAGATACTGACCAAAATAACCACCAGCGGCGACGGTTTGTGTTCCGTCATCCGCTTGTGGTGTAGTAAAGCTTTGTTTTGGATCCTGGGTTTTTTTCGCCCTAGTGATAGAAAATCCAAATAATTCTGCCATTATATATCCTTTACTTTTTTACCTACTATTTATACTAGTATTAGGTAGTTGTATTACTTTCAAAGTATTGGTAACTGAATGTGACCTGAAATTCCTCTATCTGGTCATTCACTCCGTAATCCAAATCAATCGCTGTGATTTCAGTCGGGAAAGCACCTCTTAAAGTGTACGACTTAATCGTTGCGCCGTTTCTATCTAATTGGTCAACAAATGCGTCAACTTGATAGTCAGCAGGATTTGTTAATCCCTCACCATCTGTCGCATTATTAATACCATTTGACCATCTTTCAAATGCGTTTCTTAATTTGAAATTTGTATCATTTAGTACCGTGATTGTCCAATCAGCATACGTTCTATCACCAGCTATTTTAATTTGTCTGCCTCTGAAAGGTACCGTAAATGACGGAATTGTCATTGCCGGTAACTGAGCGACTTTACATAAAAAAGCCAGTTCTTCTATTTCGCCACCAACTGATGAGTAACCAGGAAAAGGCATTGTAACCTTAAACTGATTCTGCCTAGCGCCACCACCAGATAGTTTAGCTTTGAAGTCTGTAATGTTTGCCATTTTTATTCTCCTATTCTATCCTTATCCAGCAACTTCGTCAAAAGAGACGCCAGTTCTAGTAGCGATAAATTGTAATGTGATAAAGTTGATACTTCTTGCTGGTTTAATAAAAATCTCAGCAATAAATTCGTTTCTATCAATTACTTCGCCTGTGTTGTTAGTTTCATCACACACTACTAAAAAGTCTGTGATACCTCGTCTACCTTGTACTTCTCTTAAAAAAGGTTCTACAATGTTTCTAAAGTTCGCTCTTGTAAATTCATCATTGAATTCAAACAATTGGAATTTAGAAGCAGTT